GGCATTGGCCGACTGGCTCCTGCGCGACGACCTCACGGCGGTCATCCCCAGCTTCATCGCGCTGGCGGAGGCTCAGATCAGCCGCGACATTGATCACTGGCGGCAAGAGAAGCGCGTGACGACGACGCTTGATGAGCAGTATGAAAACCTGCCGACTGACTTGCGCCGCATGATCCAGATGCAGATCGTGGGCGGCGGCCAGCTAAACATGATCTCAATTGGCGAGATGCAGGCGCGCAAGCAGGCGTCCGCAGCGGCGGGCAAGCCGCGGTATTATTATATCAACTCAGGCCAAATCGAGTTTTATCCCGCGCCCGACGGCAACTATGAGATTGAAATGCAGTATGTCGCCCGCATCCCGCCCCTGTCGGATGCCGCCCCCGGAAACTGGATATTGGACTACGCACCAGACCTTTACCTCTACGCCGCGCTGACGCATGCCGCGCCATACCTGCAAGACGATCCTCGCACGCAGGTTTGGGGTTCGCTATACGGCACGGCCCTCCAGAACCTAAATAATGAGAGCATGGTCGCAAAGTCATCTGGGCCGCTCCGCATGGGGGTTCCTCGCTAATGGCAGCCACAACTTGGACACAAGTCGCAGGGCAGGATAGCGAGACTGACGTTGACACGATCATCGTGACGCCAATTGACGCTCCGTCTACGGAGTGGTCGCAAGTTGCCGGGCAGAGCAGCTCGACGGAGACTGACAACGTGCAGACGCTCGTTGACGAGGCCGCCGCGTCAGCCGCAGCAGCCGCAGCAGACGCCGCGCAGACTGCCGCTGACCTGCTAGCCACCGACGCCGACACGGTGGCAACCGCCGCTGACCGAGTGCAGACTGGGTTGGACGCTGTAGCCACGGCCGCCGACGCCGCAGCAACCGCAGCAGACGCCGCGCAGACTGCGGCCGACCTGCTGGCTACCGACGCCGACACGGTGGCAACTGCCGCTGATCGCGTACAGACGGGGCTGGATAAGATCGCCACCGCCGCTGATCGCGTGCAAACTGGATTAGATGCTGCCGCCACTGCCGCCGACTTGCTGGCAACTGACGCAGACACAATCGCAACGGCAGCGGATCGCGTGCAAACTGGTCTCGACGCTGCGGCGACTGCCGCTGACCGAGTGCAGACTGGCCTAGACGCCGCGGCAACCACAGCCGACCGCGTGCAGACCGGGCTGGATGCATCCGCCACTGCCGCAGACTTGCTGCTCACCCATGCCGATACAATCGCCACTGCCGCTGACCGAGTGCAGACTGGGCTAGATGCAGCAGCGACTGCCGCTGACTTGGCTCTCACTGACGCGGACACAATCGCCACTGCAGCCGACCGCGTTCAAACTGGTCTCGACGTATTGGCCACTGCGGCGGATCGTGTTCAGACTGGGTTGGACGCAGCCGCTACTGCCGCCGACTTGCTGCTGACCGACGCCGACACAATCGCGACCGCAGCGGATCGCGTGCAGACGGGGTTGGACAAGATCGCCACCGCCGCTGATCGCGTGCAGACTGGGCTTGATGCAGCGGCTACCGCCGCAGACTTGCTGGCCACGAATGCCGACACTGTGGCCACAGCCGCCGACCGGGTGCAGACTGGGTTGGATGCCGCTGCGACGGCTGCTGACCTAATGGCGACAGACGCCGACACAGTTGCCACGGCAGCGGATCGGGTGCAGACTGGCCTCGATGCTACGGCAACCGCAGCGGATCGGGTGCAGACTGGGTTGGACGCCGCAGCCGCGGCCGTGTCAGAGGCCAACGCCGCCGTTGCCGCGGCCAACGCTGCCATCATTTACGCAATTGCACTAGGATAACATCAGATGGCCTTTAATAAATACACTTCGCTGGCTGTTGGCACATCCCCAGCAACTGTTCACACTGTAGCCGCAGGTCAGGAAGTGGTCGTCATTGGCCTCAACCTTGCTAACGTCTCAGCCTCACAGATCACTGTCGATGTCCAAGTGGCTGGTGCCTACGTCATCAAAGGCGCACCGATCCCCGCTGGCTCCGCACTGTCAGCCTTGGATGGCAAGATGATCATGGAGGCTGCTGATACCTGTGTCGTCACAAGTAACACCGCAGCATCCTGTGATGTGATCCTGTCGGTACTTGAGCAAGGTGAAAGCTAATGAGTAAGCAAACAGAACTGGTTGGATTAACCAACCCATCACAGCTGCTCACCTCTATTAAGACTGTAGATGGTGGAGGCTCTCTACTTGATGCTGATTTACTTGATGGTCAGCAGGGTAGTTTCTACCAGAACGGAATTATCATAAGAGATCATGTAGGGTCTACTGCTAACTACAGCACGACTTCTAATGTTTGGGTGGACACTGGTTTAACGCTGACAATAACTCCTGCATCAGCTAACTCATATTTCTATGTAGAGTTACACCACGTTAACCACATTAATACGCAGACACCTAACTTTGGTGGGGCAACTAGAGTGTTGGGCGGCAATGACGAGATTGCTAGAGGCGGCGAATTTGTACTTCTCAACCAAACAGCCACAGGTAACTACAATGGCGATCTTCAGACCTATGGTAGTTTTTATAACCCCGCAACAGCATCTCCAATAGTATTTAAGGCTCAGGCTGTGTCCCAAAATACTAGCGCAACAGAAGTGTACTATTGGCACTGGGGGGGGCAAACTTATGTCAACAATCAGACTCCTTCGCCCCGACTTAGAGTTATTGAATTTAAGCAGGGGGCATGATGATGTTTGATACTAAAAGCACGGCGCTTCTTAACTTACGCCCTAACGCACAGTTTTCGCAAATGGGTGATACTATCATTTGGCATGACACTGAACAGACCCAGCCAACCACAGAAGAACTGGCGGCAGAAGTCACACGCTTACAAGCAGCCTATGACAGCAACCAGTATCAGCGTGACAGAGCCGCAGCCTACCCAAGTCTGACTGAGCAAGCTGACATGGCCTACTGGGACAGGCAGAATGGCACAACGACACTTGATGACGCCATCAACGCTGTCAAAGCCGCACACCCTAAACCACTGGAGGCAGTATAATGGCTGGATATATCGGTTCAAAAGCCTCAGTGGTTTCCAGTGGTGCTGAACGCAAGAAGACCTTCGCAATCACCACGACTACAACAGTCCTCTCTGGTTTGTCTTACACTCCACAGCAGGTACATGTGTTCCACAATGGCGTGCGTCTTGTAGATGGCACAGACTTCACAGCTACTGATGGTGCTAGTCTGACGCTTACATCTGCTGCCCAGAGTGGCGATGAAGTTGTCGTGATCTCGTATGCTACATTCCAAGTGAGTGACACTGTTAGTGCCTCTGCTGGTGGTACGTTCACTGGTGACGTCAGTGTTACTGGTGCATTCACCTCCCTTGGCATCGACGACAATGCTGCTGCTACGGCTATGACACTTGATGCGTCAGGGAACGTAGGTATCGGGACTACCAGCCCCTCTGCTGCTTTAACCGTCAGTGGCGGTGACATTAAGTCGACTGGTTCAGCCCGTAACCAGATGCTTATCCTTGAACGAACAGATGCAGGGAATGACTACGAGTGGCAAATTCAAGGCAGGTCTTCGCTTGACAGTCAGGCTTTCGCTATTGTTGACAACAAAGGTGGTGCTAGTGCTGAGCGTATGCGGATTGATGCGTCAGGGAACCTGCTTGTGGGGAAGACTGCTGCGAATATAGGTGTAACCTCTGGATTTGAGTATAATGCGGCCTTAGCTGTTTTGTATGCTACCCGTGCTGGGACTCCTGCTGCATTTAATCGACTATCATCAAACGGCACCCTCGTAGACCTCCGCAAAGACGGCACCTCGGTGGGTAGCATTGGTACTGCTGGCGACTTGTATATTGGCCATAGCGTCACTGGTATTAAGTTTGTTGACAGCCAGTTTGGAATTGCTCCCTTCAGAGTCGATACTCAATCAAACTATGATAACGCACTGGACCTTGGACTTTTAAATGTTCGCTGGGACGACATCTACGCAACCAACGCCACCATCCAAACCTCTGACCGCAATGAGAAGCAAGACATCGACGTTCTCAGTGCTGCTGAGACTGCTGTAGCACAAGCCTGTAAAGGTCTAATGCGTAAGTTCCGCTGGAAGGATGCTGTAGCTGAGAAGGGTGACGATGCCCGTATCCACTTCGGTATCATTGCACAGGACTTGCAGGACGCTTTCACTGCACAGGGCTTGGACGCTGGTAACTATGCCATGTTCATCTCTGGCACTTGGTGGGAAGCTGATCGTATCATCCCTGCTGTTGAAGCTGTAGCTGAAGAACTCGATGAAGACGGTAATGTCATTGTTGAAGCTGTAGAAGCTGTAGCAGAACAAACAGTCACAGACACATTTGAGACACTTGAGGAAGCACCAGAGGGTGCCACAGAACGCACACGACTTGGTGTTCGTTATCCTGAACTGCTCGCATTCATTATAGGAGCTATGTAATGTCAGGATACATCGGCAACATCCCAACGCCACAGGCTACCCAGTCTCGACAGTCGTTCACAGCTACTGCAAGCCAGACTACCTTCGCCACTGTAGGCTACACTGCTGGCTTCATCGACGTGTATCTCAACGGTGTTCACCTCCTTGATGGCACTGACTACACAGCGACTAATGGCTCAGACATTGTGCTGACTACTGGTGCAGCTCTGGATGATGTCGTTGAGTTCGTGGCTTACGAGACGTTCTCTGTATTGGACCAGTCGTTCACAGGGACTACTACAGTTGATGTGCTGAGTGTTACTGGTGCAGCTACAGGAACTGACCTTACGTTGTCTGGTGGGCTGTATGTGGGCGGTGCAGTAGCTGCTAACTATCTGGATGACTATGAGACGGGGACTTGGACGCCTGCTTTGGAGTTTGGCAATGCAAGTGTTGGGATGACCTACACTGCCGCAAGGGATGGCTTCTACACCAAGGTTGGTAATCTGGTAAATGCTTCTTGCTACTTCGTTTTGACAAGTAAAGGAACCTCCACAGGCACAGCCAAAATAAAAGACTTGCCGTTCACCTCCACAAGTACCGTTTACACTTTGGACGCTGCCTCCTTTCGCCTTCAATCCGTTTCCTTTGCGGATTCTTTTATGGGCTACCAGCCAAATGGCACCACTGAAGTTGTTCTTGAAGAAATAACCAATGCTGGGGCGCAGACGGCTCTCACAGATGCAAACTTCGCCAACAACTCACAAGTAATGATGTCAGTAACTTATAGAGTTTAACACCCCTGTTGGATCACAGGGTAGTCAGGTGGCAACAACGCCACGATAAACACACAGGAGGCCATCATGGCACTTACAGAACGCACCATCATCGACAAGTATGAAATCGTCGGTGACTTCAAGCACATCCAATGTCGTCACGCCACAATCATTGAACGTGATGGAGTTGAGATCAGTCGCAGCTTCCACCGCCACGTCATTGCACCGTCAGACGACGTGACAGGTGAGCCACAAGAGGTTCAGGACTTGGTAGCTGTGCTACACGCTGATGAGGTCAAGGCAGCTTATGCGGCTTATCTCGCAGCTCAGTCGGAGGGTATGGCATGAGTAGATCACGGGCAAGACTAGCCGCAGACTGGTTCGCAAAGCTGCGACAGAATGCAGTGACACAAGAGGTCGAGCATACGGATGTTGTGGATGCTGAGACTGAGGCACTAGAGGCAAAAGCTGACGCTGCTGCTGTAGGTATCATTGTCGGGCCAATAGGACCAATAGGACCACAGGGTCCACAAGGTGCTACAGGTCCAGCGGGTTCAACAAGTTATAACGCTGGCACACTTGATGGATATAACTCTGCTCAAACATCAGCGGGTAACACTGTCGCAGTGAGGAACAGCTCTGGTGACATCAACGCACGACTGTTCCGAAGCGAATACGACAGCACAAACGCTGGTTGCGAATACTTCATGACGCAGGTGAACACTGGCAGCAATAACTACCTGCGACCATCGACACTGGCACAGGTTAGAACAAGGGTCGTCGCATCGGCTGGCACTGGCACTGTAGGGTCTTACGCACTTTTGCGGGCAATATCCAGCTCCACTAGAATTTATGCGGGTAACAATGTGGCAGGATCAATTATGAACTACGCTGACGTTGACTGGAACAGAAACGGTGGTGTCTCTGGGACGTGGCGCTGCATGGGTTACGCAGTCGCGGCCACCAGACCAACTGTTTATATGAGGATTTCATAATGACAAACTATCGCAACGCAAAGTACATCAACGACAGCGGTTGGGTTGACTGTGAGATCGAACATGAAGACTTCGGATGGATTCCCTACACACTGGACCCAGCAGACACCGACATGACGATCAATAACGACGATCTCTTGGCAGCTATGGAAGCCGCTGGTGACGTCGCAGCATACATCCCGCCCACTCAAGCTGAACTTGATGCTATGCTGTCTGAACAGCTTCGTGAGAAGCGTGACGGTCTGTTGCTTGAGGTAGACGCCTTCGTCAGCAACCCGCTGCGCTGGGCAACACTCTCAGCAGAACAGCAGGACGTTTGGACTGTCTATCGTCAGGCGCTGCTTGATGTGCCACAGCAGGCTGGCTTCCCGAATGATGTCGTCTGGCCTGTGAAGCCGCAGTAACGTGATGCAGTTGCTTTCGCGCGTTAAAAATGGCAATATGCGCTCAACACATTGGAGCAAACAATGACAACCTTCACTTACACTAATCCCACAGTCGGCGGCTCTGAAGACACTTGGGGGACGACCCTGAACGCCAACTGGACGGCCCTCGGCACGTTCCTCGGCACGCTGGACAGCACGGAGCTGGCGGTGTTGGATGGGATCACTGCTTCGACGGCAGAGTTGAACCTTCTTGACGGCGCCACGCTGGCCATCTCCGCCGTGACAGCAACTGCGGCAGAGTTGAACCTTCTTGACGGAGCCACGCTGGCCATCCCCGCCGTGACAGCAACTGCGGCTGAATTGAATTACGTTGACGGCGTCACATCACCGATCCAGACGCAGCTCAATGCGAAGGCCAGCACGAACACGCAATCCACTGCCACTTGGCAAGCTGGGACTGGGACCACGCAGAGCATTGTCTCGCCTGCAAATGTGAAGGCGGCTGTTCTGGCGCTTGAAACTATCACACCTACCTCTGGCTCTGCCCCCTATTACGGTTGCCGTGCTTGGGGATATGTTTCAACAGGCAGTCCCGTAGCTGTAGACGGGTCTGGTAATGTTGCCAGTGTTGTGCGCAACTCTACGGGGAAATACACAATTACTTTTGCGGTGGCTATGCCTAATGATAACTACGCAATTAACATTGGCCCAAATTCCCAAGGCACAAGCCAGTTTTATGAATTTGGTATGACCTCTGCCTTGACTGCAAAATCGGCGGCTTCTTTTCAGATTCAGTTTAGGCGGTCAACCAACCATGACGTTTTTGATTGTTCAAACTGGTCATTTAGCGTCGTGGGATGAAAGGAATAAATAATGTCGTACAAACTAGGAACCCGTAGCTTACAGAGCTTGTCAGGTGTACACCCTGATTTTGTTGTTGCTGCACAGGATGCTTGGGCTGTCTATCGTCAAGGTCTCTTAGACGCACTACAGCAGGCTGGTTTTCCCATTAACGTAAATTGGCCCGTAAAGCCATCGGAGTGACGGCATGCCATTAGTTGAGACCAAGCCGCCTCCGGGCTTTATGAATCACGGCACCGACCTCGAGAGCGAGGGCCGGTGGCGCGACGGCAGCCTAGTACGCTGGCACGAAGGCAGCCTTCGGCCCGTTTCTGGCTGGGTTGATCGTGTAGGGACAGCAATTTACGCCGCACCACCTCGTGGCATGCTTGCTTGGAGCAGCAACTCAACACGCTGGATCACGGCGGGCAGCTACAGTCACCTTTACGCCACGACAGCTACGGGTATGACAACTGACATCACGCCCGCTGGCTACACGGTTGGTCTGCAAGACGCGGCGGTCAACACGGGCTACGGCGGCGGGTCTTACGGGCTAGGCTTCTACGGGCAGGCCCGCCCAGACACAGGTAACTACTCTGAGGCAACTACTTGGTCACTGGATACGTGGGGCCAGTATCTGGTCGCCTGCGCGCCGACTGACGGCAAGATATACGAGTGGCAGCTTGACCCGTTGGTGCCCGCGGCCGTCGTGGCCAATGCGCCCATAAACAACCTCGGCATAGTTGTGACGGAAAACCGCTTCCTGTTTGCGCTTGGAGCTGGCGGTGACCCGCGCAAGAT